TTCGCCGACCTGCGCGGCGCCGACCTGCGCGGCGCCGACCTGCGCGGCGCCGACCTGCGCGGCGCCGACCTGCGCGGCGCCGACCTGTACAACGCCAACCTGTACGTCGCCAACCTGCGCGGCGCCAACCTGTACGGCGCCAACCTGTACAGCGCCAACCTCCGCGGCGCCAACCTGTACGGCGCCGACCTGCACGGCGCCGACCTGCGCGGCGCCGACCTGTACGGCGCGAAGAATATCTCGGCGCTCGTCGCCGCGCAGACCAACATCTGCGCCGAAGGAACAATCCGGGGATACAAAAAGGCGACGGAAGGGCTTGTAGTCCTGGAAATCCCGGCGGAAGCGGCACGCAGCAACGCAACAGGCCGCAAATGCCGCGCCGAATTCGCGCGCGTGCTGAAAACTCCGGGCGGAAATCCGGCGCACTCGAGGCATGATCCGTTTGTCGTTTACCGCGTCGGGGAAACGGTGTGCCCGGATGTGTGGTGCGCTGACCGCTGGCAAGAATGCGCCGGCGGAATTCACTTTTTCCTTACCCGCGAAGAAGCGGAAGCCTACAACTGACCAAGGAGCAGACAATGACACGCAAAGACTACGTAGCAATCGCGGCGGCGATCAAGGAAACGGGCAAGTACCACGAGCGCGCGGAGGCCGTGGACGCGCTCGCCTTCCTGGCGCGCGATCTCGCCACAACGCTGGCCGCCGACAATCCGCGTTTTGACCGCGCCCGCTTTCTCAAGGCTTGCGGGGTGCAATCGTGAGCACAACCATTCGCGACGAGTGCGCCGGCCACATGCTAGGCGTTGAAGGGCGATTCTTTTCCGTGATCGCGTGGCCGAATGGCAAGCTGGCAAATCAGCAATTCAAGGCGACGCGCTACTACAAAGAAAACGGGCGCAGCTATCGGATCACGGCGGAAGTGCGCTTTGACGACGAGTGCCGGAACGGCCACGAATCCTTTGCCATTACCGCCGACATTCGAGAGGCGGAAGGCAAATACTGGCGCGAGTACATGGGCGGATGTTGCCATGACGAGATCGCCAAGCGTTTCCCCGAGTTTGCGCCGCTTATCAAGTGGCACCTCTGCAGCACAGACGGGCCGATGCATTACCCGGCGAACGCGCTATACCACGCGCTAGAGCACGGCGCGACGCGCGCATGGGTCTACTACACGGGCCCGCGCCCAACCGACCCTCTGGGTCTTGGCGACGACAGCACGCGGGAGAGATTGCTGTGTTATCTAGATGCCGACAAGGCGCGAGAGGCCGAGGGCAAGCCGGGCTATCGCGTGCATTGGGACGAAAAAACCGTAAAGGTTGCGAACCTGGACCACGCGCGCAGCTGCGCTATCTGGCCGGACGCGACAATCGAGCAAGTGCGCGACAAGGCGCAGCTCGGCGCGCGACTGCCGGACCTGTTGGCGCGTTTCAAGGCCGCGATGATTGCCTGCGGATTTGTATATCCGGCCTAGCGCCCGACCTCGCGCCCCTTGCCAACAGGGGGCGCCGGGGCGCGCGTTGCGCCTAACTTGGAGGACTAAGGCAATGTGTACCTGCACAAGCTGTAAGTTCACTGATTCGTTCAGCATCAAGGGGTTCGACGCGTGGCCGAAGGGCGAACCCAAAGGGCCGGCCAAGGCAAGGGCCGAGTACGCGGCGCACTGGCGCCATTGCGGCGGCAGTCAGAAACCGCACACCCTGGGCTCGCCCTTCCCCTGTACTGGCACGCCGCAGACGGATCCGCGCATCTGGTATCACTTCCCCAACGGCCAGAGAGGCAAGGCAAGGCGCAAGCACGGCGAGACGCCTTACTCCCGTGACGACTACCCGCACGGCGTAGAAGGCGCGGCCGAGTACGTGGCCGCGTTCGTCTCGGCGAATAACCTCACATGACCCCCCGCCCGCACTTCCCCCCAACAGGCTATGCCGTGCGCGTAGACGGCCAAGGCTGGCGCGCATGGCACGATGGGGGCGCCTGGCGCGGCCCGTGGCACTCGTGCTACCAGGACGCGCTAGGCGACGCCTTGCGCCATTCGGAAGGCATCGAGCGCCGGACCGCGCGGGGTAGTACCCCTAGCGGCCTATACGCGGCTTGGGCAAGCCGGGACGAGCTCCTATGACCATCGCCCGCGTTTTCCTGCTCTTGATTCTGCTCGCGGTCCTGGGCCTGTCCCAAGGCTGCGCTGTCGCCTTCAACGTGGCGATCGGCAACACTGCCGCCGGCGCGCTGCCGGTTGCGGCGCCCGAGCTCTTGCCCTGCCGGCCGCTTGACCGCAGTCGGCCCTTGCCTTAGAATGGAGGTTCAGATGACGGTATCGCGCCGCAAGTTGCCGCAAAATAGTTTCGCCGAGATCGCCGATACCGGGCGCCGGGGAGACCCGCTTTCAGGCTGCGACTGCATGCAGTGCTTCGGCCGCTGCCTGGTCGACCCCGAGCTACGGTATCGCGAGGGGCTGCGCCGCACGCAAGATCGCGAGCGGGCCGTTGCCAGTGAATAGAATGCGTCACCCCGCGGCGTGCCCATCCGGGCAGGAGGCGCGTCCGAGCCGCGCGGGCGGCGCTGCTGTCTTCGGTATAGGCTAGAGCCCCAGTGACTAATGCGGCACAGCGAGAGCAGCAATACGAGCGGTGGCAGACGCCGCCAGAGATATTCGAGCCGCTGATGGCCGAGTTCCGCTTTGACCTTGACGCTGCGGCCGACGAGCAGACGCACCGCCTGCCGCGCTTCCTGTGGGACGCGCTGGAGATCGACTGGCCCGGCGAGCGGATCTGGCTGAACCCGCCCTACGGCCGGAAGCTGGAGCCGTTCGTGCGCAAGGCCGCTGCCGAGGCCGCAAAGGGCAAACTGGTGGTTGCCCTGATCCCGTTTCGCTGCCGGGCCGCGTGGTGGCACGACTGCGTGATCGGGAAAGCCGCCGAGGTTCGCTGCGTTAGAAAGAGGATCAAGTTTATGCGCTTGGACGGTAGCAGGCCAAGCCTGACCGGATCGTGCGACTCCTGCATCGTCGTGTGGCGCCCGACCATCATGGCCGAGCGGCAGACGAGGCTGCGGGCATGGCCCTGCGGCGCAGACAGCTACTGCAACAAGGAGACACGATGAAATTTCTACTCGGATTCACCGCCGTCTTTATCACGCTGCCGATCTGGTTCTACCTGCTCTACAAGATCCTGGTGGCGGTGGGCGCGAGCGATCTGATGTGGTTCCTATACTGGGCCTACGTGCCGTTCAGCCTCTTTGTCGGCTTGGCCTCGAAGCTCTCGGAGGCGTGATGGCTGCTCCCATCTCGCGCGATACCCCACCGAGCGAAGGCGACCTGCTCGACGCTCGCGGAGACGCGATCATCAGCAAGTGCGGCACCTACCGCTACCTGCTGCAACGCTTTTGGGATGCGCATTTGGAGTCGCTGAACTTCGTGATGCTCAACCCCTCGACGGCGGACGCCAGCCTCGACGACCCGACCATCCGACGCTGCCTCGGCTTCGCGCGCACGCTCGGCTTCGGTTCTCTCGAAGTCACCAACCTGTTCGGCCTGCGGTCCACCGATCCGAAGGCGCTGCGCGGCCACGCTGACCCCATCGGCCCGGAGAACGACGAGCAGATCGTCAGCAGCGCGACGGTATGCCAGTTGACCATCTGCGCCTGGGGCGCGCACGGCAGCTACCTGAACCGCGCCAATCGCGTCCTCGATCTGCTGCGCAAGGCCGGCATCGCGCCGCACGTCCTCGCCGTGACGAAGGACGGCCAGCCCAAGCACCCTCTCTACCTGAAAGCGGACCTTCAACCCGTGAGGCTCCAATGACCGGCCCCAGTGAGGCACCGCACGAACACCGGCAGCTTGTCGAGTGGGCCGAGCGCATCTGGATCGAGACCGGCCACCCATCAGCGGCATACCTGCATCGCGCACTAGCGGCGCAATCCGCAACTGCAGCGAACGAGCTTCTGTTCAGATGTCACCTTGCCTTTAATCTCGGCAGGGCGATAGATCGGTCTAGGTTGTGTCGAGACATCGCAGATTATGTAGTCCCGCTATACAAGGACAGGTGCGGATGAGCCTTCAGGTGATCCCCGTCACGCTCGCCGACGCAAACGCCTTCGTGGAGCGCCTTCACCGGCACCATAAGAAGGTCGTCGGGCACAAGTTCAGCCTCGGGGCCGAGCTTGCCGGTGCGCTCGTGGGCGTCGCCATCGTTGGCCGGCCTGTAGCTCGGATGCGAGACGACGGCTGGACGCTGGAAGTCACGCGGCTTTGTACGGATGGCACCGCAAACGCCTGTTCCTTCCTCTACGGAGCCTCTAGGCGAGCCGCCTTCGCGCTTGGGTATCGGAGGCTCGGGACGTACCTACTCGCGTCTGAGAACGGCGCAAGCGTTCGTGCAGCTGGCTGGCGGATGGTCGGCGAAGTCAAAGGCCGCTCATGGAGTTGTCCGTCCAGGCCGCGCGAGGACAAGCACCCGACTGTGGACAAACACCTTTACGAGGTCGAAGCATGATTCGCACAGCAGATAAAACAGCGAGCGACAAGGGGCAAGGATGAGGCCAGAGCAGCGTCGCGTGCTGAAACAATTTCCGCAGGCTAAGTGTTGGTGGAATTGCATGGAGTTCGACTGGCTGATTTGGAACGGGCCAGCTATGACACAGGCCAGCCGCATCATCGGGTCAGGACTTACCAAATCCGAGGCATGGGCGAATGCGGCTAAAGGCATTCGCACAGCGGAGAGTTGCACCGCCGCCAAGGGGAAAGAATGAGCGACCGTCGCAATCGACCGCCGAATAGATGGGGCTGCAAGCCAACCGAAGATGTCTGCGTTGCGCATGACCTTCCCCTTGAGTGTAAGCACGGCTGTCGTGAGGCCGCGAAACATAAATGCGCCTTCAGGGAGTACGTTGAGGAAGAAGGCCGGAAGGTGGACGATCAAACCGCTTCGCTACGCGCTGCAGTTTCCACGACAACGAGCAGCAAGGGGAAAGCATGAGGGATATTCGAGACTTGGTTGAGCGCCTGAGAAAGCACGACGAGAGTGCTCAAGTTCTCACGGCACAGCAGCCTCCGTTTTCCATCTTCGGTGAAGCCGCTGACGAGATCGAACGCCTACGCGCGCTCTGGATAGGCGCAGACGATTCGCCGCCTGAAGCTCCGCGCGAAGGCTGGAAGACGGTTCACCACATTCCGACCAGCGCCATGTTCGATGCCGGATTCGCCGCCCACTCCAAGCAATACGCTGGCGAGCCACTAGATGATGCCGTTGCCAAGGTTCACGCCATCTGGCAGGCAATGGTGGACGCTGCGCCCGGTAGATCACCGCGCGAGCCTTCGCGCTCTAAATGAACCGTCCTCTGGACTGCACCGAATGACCCCCTTTGCGACTAACCTCCTGTTTGCCACGCTTGACACGGGCTGGCAGCATGCTGTATTCTGTACTCCTGATGGCCTTTACTTCCTGTTCGTCGCCGGCCCCGTGAGAGTTCATTGAGCCTCGTCATTGGCATCGACCCCGGCCTCACAGGCGCCGTTGCGTTCATCCCGCGGCAGGGCAACGCCTGGGTGGAGGACATGCCGATCATGGCCTACAGCGCGACGGGCTTTGTCAAGCGAGTTATCAATCCTCACGGCCTGTCGCGCATCTTGCGCGCGCATGTCTCGAGCCTGGACCTTGATCCGGTAAATCCAGTCGTGTTCATCGAGCGAGTTAACGCTTTCCCCGGGCAGGGCGTAGCGAGCATGTTCAGCTTGGGTATGAGTTTTTGGGGCGCGTTCAGCGTTGCCGCCACGCTCGCCTACGAGACGCGCCTGGTTGAGCCGAAGGACTGGAAGCGGCACTTCCACTTGGCAAAGGACAAGGATCTCGCGCGAGGTATGGCGCAGCGGCTCTTTCCCCACATCGACCTGTCGCGCGTCAAGGATCACGGCCGCGCCGAGGCGTTGCTCATCGCCGCCTACGGGCGGTATCTACTGAAGGAGGTAAAATGAAAGTCATCGAAACCAAGCGACTGGACGAGCCGTTCATCACCGTGGAATTCACACGGAGCGAAGCGGCGGCTATCGCGCGTATAGCGCGGTCAATCGGAGGGCTTCCGAGCGGCCCGCGCCAGGCATTCATCAATTTCGAGCGACTGTGTCTTGACCATGGTCTGACTTACGGCGAAATGCCGAAGACGGACGGCAGAAGCGTCTACTTCGAGTGAAACCTCTCGTGTATCTCGCCGGCGGTATCGCCGGGCTGGCCGGCGTCGAAGCCGGCGACTGGCGCCACTACTCCGCGCGCAGGCTGGCGGACTTCGGCCTCGAGGCGCTGAACCCGATGAGAGCCAAAGGCCGGCTCGAGGCGCAAGCCAGGATCAGCACCGACTTCCACGACTACGCGCACTTGGGCGAGTTCTTCACGTCGCGCGGTATAATGACCCGTGACTTCAACGACGTTCGCCGGTGTGACGCGCTGCTCGTGAACCTGCTCGGCGCGGCGAAGCCGTCCCTCGGGACGATCATGGAGCTCGCCTGGGCCTATGCCTTCCAGAAGCCGGCCGTTGTGGCGATCGAGGAGAAGGGCAACCCACACGACGGCCATCCAATGATCCATGAGGCGATCCCGTTCCGGGTCGCGACGCTCGACGAGGCGATCACTTCGGTCGCCATCATTCTGAACCGGGGGTAAGATGGACCTGAAGAAGTTGACAGAGTTGCAAGCGGCCGAGAGCGACATCCACCCGGAAGTGCTCGAGCCGTTCGACCCCGATCTCGGGCCGCACACGACGGTATTGCCGCTCGATGCGCAGGCTCGTAAGGGCGTGCCGCTCGCTACGGGCTGCGTCGACTACTTCCCCGATGCTTTGGCGGCCGTAGCGGAGCTCTCGCGGATCGGCAACGAGCAGCACAATCCCGGCAAGGCACTCTTCTGGGACCGCTCGAAGTCCGGCGACGAGGCCGACGCGCTGATGCGTCACTTCCTCGAGCGCGGGATGTTCGATATTGACGGCGTTCGGCACTCGACGAAGGTCGCGTGGCGCGCGCTAGCGCTGCTGCAGAAAGAACTGGAGGCCGCGTGAAGATCTCCAACGCCAAGTGCCGCCGACATCCGGCGCAACGCGCGGCGACCTGCGCGGACTGCTACGACGCGGCACTGCGGCAGCAGGAGCACCAGCGGGTCGCCGAGCGCAAGGTCGAGCACGAGAAGTACTTGGAGCGGAGGGCGGCATGAAAAAGAAACAGCAACGGTTTTTCGTTGAAGGAAAGATGGCCTTGGCGGTCGGCGTCGAGATCACAGCGGATTCGCTGGAGAGCGCGATGGCGAGAGCGCAAGCTATGAAGCTCGACGACTTCGTGGACATTCTCGGCGACCACAACGACTCGAATTTCAGAATTAGCGGGGTATTCTCCGCCGAGTCCCTGCCCGACGCATGACCCGCGCCGACGATCTGAAGCGCATGCTGGACAACGCGCGTCATCCCGGCGAGTCGATGAAGGCGTATCGCAACCGGCGCGTGCTGGCCCAGGCGTCGGTCGACAAGCATCTGAAGGGGCGGCTCGTTTTTGAGTCAACACGCTTCGTGGTCATTCCGCCGAAGGGAGACCCGCGGGCCAAACCGCCTACCGAGGATGACCTGCCGACCGAGGACGCCATTCGGCGCGGGCAGTTGCGGGACGTGCAGATGGTGGGCGACAAGCGCGTCGCGCGCACGAAGGGCAAGACGTACCGCAAACCGAAGGAGGCATAGTGGCTTACAAGGACATCAACGCGAAGCGCGCTTACGACCGACGCTACTGGCTGAAGCTCAAGGCGAATGCGCCACAGCCCGCGCAGCTTCCGATCGGCACGGTGCAGCATCTCGACATCAAGGCGCCGAAGCACGGTCTCAAGATCGCCGTCATCCCCGACGTGCAGGCGATGCCCGGGGTGAACCTCGATCATCTGACGTGGGCGGGGAAGTACCTCGCGGCCAAGCGCCCGGACGTGATCGTCTGTATCGGTGATTTCGGTGACTTCCCTTCGCTGTCGCAGTTCGGCCGCGGCACGATGGAGTTCGAGGGGCGCCGCTACCGCAAGGATGTGGATGCCTTTCACCGTGCGATGGATCTGTTCATGGCGCCGATCGCCAAGGTGAAGGGCTACCGGCCGCATCTGGAGTTCACCGAAGGGAACCACGAGTCGCACATCGAGCGTGCCGTGAACGACGACGCGAAGCTCGAAGGGCTGATGTCAATCGACGACCTGCGCTTGCCCGAATATGGCTGGCGTGTTCACAAGTTCCTGCAGCCCGTGGCTGTCGGGGGCGTAGCGTTCTGCCACTACTTCCCGTCCGGCGTGATGGGTCGACCGATTACGTCGGCGCCGGCGCTGCTGCGAAAGCTCCACATGAGCGCCTTTGCCGGGCACCTGCAGGGGCGCGAGATCGCGTTCTCCCGCCGCGCCGATGGCGGGCACATGACCAGCATCATCAGTGGGTCGTTCTACCAGCACACGTATAAGTATCTTTCGCCGTTCACGAACTCCCACTGGCGCGGCATGTGGATGATGCACGAAGTTCGGGATGGGCAGTTTGATGAGATGGCGCTGTCGATCGCCTACCTCAAGCGGCGCTTCGGATGAGCCACGAAGAAGAATCGCGGATGGACCGCGAAGTGCTGGCGGCCACATTCCAGGCGCGGGTCAAGCTCGCGCGGCAGGAACGCGGCGCCGCAGCCAAGGAAGCCGACACCGAATGGCTGGCGAACCGGACGTGGTTCTCGTCGAGCAACAAAGCCCCGGGCTCGTTCCTGTGGTTCTGTGATGCGTTCGATCTGGAGCCGTCTGCGGTTCGGAAACAGGTGGGGCTGTGAACTTACTTGAAAACATCTATCGGCAGCAGATTGAATTTCGTCGGCGAAATATCGAAGACCCGGATTTGCTCTTGATGCCGTATTTGCTACGACATCAGTTTCTCGGGGAGGTTTTGTGCAAGTATGCAACCTCGTCTTTTGACCCGGCACAGGAACTTCACGTCATGGGGCTGCGCGTCATTTACATCGAAACCGGCCCGGTCACAGTTGCGCTCAGTGCGGCTCGATTGAAGTGAACCTCCGCCCCTACCAGGAGCAAGGCCGCGACTTCCTCGCCGGCAAGCGCCACGCGCTGCTGGCGGACGAGATGCGAGTTGGCAAGACCCCCCAGGCGATCCTGGCCGCGCAGAAGATCGGCGCGCGCCGCGTCCTCGTCCTCTGTCCGGCGATTGCGGCCGAGCATTGGAAACGGGAGTGGTCGAAGTGGACCAACGCCTACGCGACCGTCCTCGAGCGCGGCGTCTGGTCGCCGACCGGCGTCATCATCTCCGGCTATGAGCGCGCCTTGTCCATTCGCGACATTCTCCTCGCCGAGAAGTGGGATCTCGTGATCGTTGACGAGTGCCACTACGCGAAGAACCCCGAGGCTCTTCGGACGAAGCTGGTCTACGGCAAGGAAGGGCTGGCGCACAAGGCGCCGCGGCTGTGGGCGCTCTCGGGCACCCCCGCGCCGAAGCACGCCGCCGAGCTCTGGCCGATGCTGCGCACGTTCGGCGCCGTGGGGTGCGGCTACCAGGACTTCGTGACTGCCTACTGCCGCACCGACGCCCTCGGCCGCATCCTCGGCACGAAAGAGTCCGCGATTCCCGAATTGCGAACGCTGCTCGCGCCGATCATGCTGCGCCGGACAAGGAAACAGGTCGCGCCGGAGATGCCCGGGATCGACTTCCAGTTCCTCGCCGTGCGACCGAAAGACGAGGCCGACTACCACTTGCCGGAGGGCCTACAGGGCGACGAGCTTCTGACCTGGCTGGAGGCCCACCCGTTTGCAGACATCACTAGCCGGCAATCGGTTGCGCTCGCCAAGGTGGTGCCTCTGCTCGAGCACGTCCAGTTTGCCCTCGGCGAGGGATTGCTCGACAAGGCTGTCGTTTTCGGTTATCATGTAAACCCGCTGACCTCTCTCGCTCAAGAACTGAGCGGGAGCGGCATCCGGGCCGGGCTGATTACCGGGGCGACGAGCCAGAAGGAAAGGACACGGATTCAGGACGAGTTCCTGGGCGGAGGGGTCGACGTGGTGGTGGCGAACCTCCTCGCCGCCGGCACTGCGATCGACCTCTCCGCTGCGCGGCACGCCTATTTTTTAGAGCTTGATTGGGTGCCTGGTTCCAATCTTCAGGCGGTGAACCGCCTCGTGAACATGCAGCGCGGTGATGGGGTGACGGTGGATGTGGTTACGTGGGCGGGTAGCACCGACGACCGCGTGCAACAAGTGCTGATGCGCCGCGTGCGCGAACTCTCGCAACTTTATTGAAGGAGAACGACATGAAAACGATGCCAAGGACGGTGTACGTGAAGATCGAGGAGGACGGCGACGAGAGCTACCTCCTCGCAGTGGACGATCCGAAAGACCTCGCGGCGGTTGGCGAGAAGATCCGGGTTGGCGTATACGACCTGCGCGTCACATCGACGCTGACCGCCAAGCCGGAGCTCGCGTGAAAGTCAACGTCTCGTTCCAATTCGACAGCCCCGAGGAAGCCGTGCAGTTCCTCGGGCGCAAGGTGCTCGGCGTGCAGGACGCGCCGAAACAACCCGAGACCCCCAAGCCCGCCGAGAAGCGCGGACGCGGGCGGCCTCCCAAGAAAGCCGAGGCGCCGGTAGTGGCGACGCCCTCAGCGGAGGAATCGGCGGGTGCCCATAAAGCTGTCGCCCCCTCCGCGCCGACCGCCTCGGCCTCTCAACCCGTAGCCCCGGTGAAAAGTCCGGCCGCCGAGCCGTCCCAGGCACCACAGGCGCCGGTGGCTGCGGTCCCCTCCGACGCCGATGTGACGGCGGCGCTGCAGGCGGTACTCAAGGCGACGAGCATGAACAAGGTCACGGCGATCTTCGCGCGCTACGGCGTGCAGCGCGGCCGGGAAGTGAAGGGCGAAGACCGCGCGGGCTTCATCGCCTACTGCGCCAAAGTGGCGTCTAAGGAGATCGACCCCGAGAAGAGCGAGGCGAACCCGTCGTGACCGCTCACGCCAAGCTCTCAGCGTCCGCCGCTCATCGCTGGATGCGCTGCGCCGGCAGCGTCAAGCTCTCGCAGGGCATGCCGAATCCCGGCACGCGCAATGCAGCCGAGGGCACGTTCGCCCACGAGATCGCGGCTTCCGCTCTGAACAACATTCAGCCGCCCGAGCGGTGGCTCGGCAAGAAGCGCGTCATCGACAACTTCGAGATCGAATGCACGCCGGAGATGATCGCCGCGGTCAAGTCCTACGTCGACGACATCGACGAGGAATTGATGCCGATGGACAAGCACTGGACCGAGGTCGATCTGACCCCGGCGTTGCAGAAACTCCATCCGGCATTCGGCGGCACGGCGGACTTCGTGCGCTACCGCCCGAGTACGAAGCATCTGCGCGTCCGCGACCTGAAGTACGGGGCGGGCGTGATCGTCGAAGTCGAGGACAACGAGCAGGCCCGGGTCTACGCTCTCGGCGCCCTGCTGACCCTCGGCGCGCCGTGCGACAAGGTCACGGTCACGATCGACCAGCCGCGCGCCGAGCACCCGGACGGCCGCTCGCGCGATCACACGTTTGACGCGGTCGAGCTTCTAGACTTCGCGGCCGACATGGTCGAAAAGGCGAAGGCCACCGAAGCCCCGGCCCCGGCGCTCGTTCCCGGCGAGAAGCAGTGCCGATGGTGCCTCGCCAAGGCGAAGTGCCCCGCTCTGGAGAAACAGCAGCATGATCTCATGGTTCACGACTTTGCTGACCCTGTGGCGCTTCCACCGGAGAAACTGGCGCAGGCCCTCGCGATCTTCCCGGCGGTAAAGGCGAGGATCAAGGCGATCGAAGAAGCCGCCTACGCGGCGGCAGAGCGCGGCGAGACTATCCCCGGCTACAAGCTGGTGGAAAAGCGCCCGACCCGCAAGTGGGCCGAGCCTGACGCCGTCGTTGCCTGGGCGAAGGAGAAGGGGCTCGACCCCTACGCTGCGCCGGAGATCCTGTCTCCCGCGCAGATGGAAAAGCGCGTCGCCGAAGGGGCACCGCGCGGCGCGAAGAAGGACGCAGCCAAGCCCCTCGCGCAGTGGATCAAGTCTGAATCGAGCGGGCACGCGCTCGTGGCGGTCGAGGACGACCGCAAGGAAGTCAAGCGCATCGAAGACAAGGATTTCGCGGCGCCGGTTGCCGCTGCGAATGAAGCGAAAACCGCGACCATCAACCTGTTCTGAAAAGGAAACCATGAAACTCTATCTCAAGGGCGCAAGGCTGTCGTTCACGCAAGGGCTGTTCGAGGCCCGCCAGGTGCAGGGCAAAGGCGACGCGAAGTTTTCCGTGTCGTCGATCATCGAGAAAGGCACCCAGGCGTTCGCCGGCGACGCGAACCCGGACTCGGCCCAAGGGCAGAAGTCGGGCTACAAGTGGGGCGACCCGAAGGCCGAGTTCTCGAAGGCCATCGTGGCCGTCGCGACCGATAAGTGGGCCGCGAAGGCGATGGAAGTCCTCGCCCAACTCAAGGCGCAGAACCGCCTGTGCCTGCACGACGGCGCCGAGAAGGCGACGACGCCCGGCTACGCGGGGAACCTCTACGTGAACGCCAGCAACAAGATCGCCCCGATGGTGCGCCACGCGAACGGCGCGCAGTTGAAGGCGAGCGACGGCGTGATCTACCCGGGCTGCTACGGTGACGTGATCCTCGACATCTACGCGCAAGATCCGAAGTCGAATCCCGAGTGGGGCAAGCGCGTCAACGCTTCGCTTCTCGGCGTGATGTTCAACCGCGATGGTGAGCGCCTGGCCGGCGGCGCGATGGCGGCCGAAGATGACTTCGCCCCGATCGCACCGGAAGCGCAGGCCAAGGCCGAGACGAGCGGCGCGGGCGCCGCGTCGCTGTTCTAGAGCGGTCATTGATTTGAGCCTTGGGGTCGTAGCGTTGCTACGATCTCAGGGCTTTTTCCAATGACTGAACTCTGGAAGCCTGTTGTAGGCCATCCCGACTACGAAGTTAGCAGCCTCGGTCGGGTGCGGTCGTTGAGCCGGGAATGGACTCAGGCCAACCGGTACGGCGGCGAGCATACCCACAGAAAACTGGGTCGTGTACTTCGCCCGGGCATCGCCAGCAACGGCTACCCAACCGTAGTCCTTGGCCGCGGTAACAGTCGAACAGTTCACTCGCTGGTCACAGAAGCCTTCCTAGGCCCGACGCCCGCTGGCCAGGAAGTGCGGCACCAAGATGGCAACCGGACGAATCCGCGGCTCGATAATCTGTGCTACGGAACCCGCAGTGATAACGTGCGCGATGCAATCAGGCACGGCACCTACCGAGGGTTTGGCCGTGCCTGTCCTGCATATTGACTTTGAAAGTAGAAGTGCTCTTGATCTGCGGGAAGTCGGCCTGCACCGATACGCACGCGACCCGAGCACGGACGTTTGGTGCATGTCGTTCGCCTACGGGGACGAGGAGCCGGGGCTGTGGGTAGCGCGACACCCGGATCGGTTCGATATCTGCCCGATGTCCGTTGATGACCACGTCCGTCACGGCGGCATTGTCTTCGCCCACAAAGCCCCCTTCGAGCTTGAAATCTGGAACAACATCTGCGTGCCGCGCTACGGCTGGCCGGTCCTGAAGCCCGAGCAAGTCCACTGCACAATGGCCCTCGCATATGCGATGGGGCTGCCCGGCGCGCTCGAGGACGCGGCACAGACCCTTGGCCTGAGGTTCCTGAAGGACACCGACGGCCGCGCGCTCATGCTGCGCTACGCCCGCCCGTGGCAAGCACTTGCTGGATCAAATGGGGTAGTTGAGCATCGGCAGTGGATGGATGAGTGCCCGAAGTTCACGGTCGGCGGCGTGCAGTACACCGGGCAATCCGGCCTCGAACGCCTGTATGAATACTGTCGTCAGGATGTCCGCGTCGAGCGCGAACTGCACTCTCGCCTCATGCCGCTCTCGGCCAAGGAGCGCAAAGTCTGGCTGATGGACTACGCGATTAACCAGCGCGGAATTGCCGTCGATGTCGAGACGGCCAAGGCCGCGACCAAGATGGCGGACGAAGTAAAGGAGGAAGCCGATGCCGAAATCAGCAAGGTCACTCAGGGTGCTGCGCAAACCCACACGGCGGTCCTCGCGCTCAAGGGGTGGATCAAATCTCAAGGTGTCGATGTCGACGGACTCGCAAAACAAGACGTTTCGGAGCTTCTGGCTGCGGATGTTCCTCCGGGCGTGCGCCGAGTTCTTACGCTCCGACAAGAGGCCGGCAAAGCCAGCACCGCCAAGCTCAAGCCGCTCGTCGCCCGCCTCGGCGACGATTACCGGCTCCGGCAAACGCTACAGTACCACGGGGCGGGACCGGGGCGATGGGCCGCCCGCGGCGTCCAAGTCCATAACCTCCCGCGCGACACGCCCGACGAAGCCTACATCGAGGAAGTCTTCGCTCTCATCCGAAAGGGCGAATGGCGCACGATCGACGCGGTCTACGGTCCGCCGCTCTCTGTCCTCTCGCGCTGTCTCAAGGGATTCTTCCAAGCCCCGCCCGGCAAAGTCCTGATCGCCGGCGACTTCGCCAACGTCGAGGGCCGCGGCGTCGCCTGGTTCTCGGGCGAGGACTGGAAGATCAAGGCGTTCCGCGACGCCGACGCGAAGCAGGGTCCGGGGGTGTACGAACTCACCTACGCCAAGTCGTTCGGCGTGCCGGTGTCGAGCGTGAAGAACCCGTCAACCGAGCGCCAGATCGGCAAGGTGCAGGAACTCTTGCTCGGCTACGGCGGCGGCATCGGTGCGTTGCGCCGGGGCGGCGGCACGCTGGTCGCCGGCCGCACGGATGCCGAGCTCGATGGCTGGAAGTACGCATGGCGCGAGACCCACCCGAACGTCGTGCAGACGTGGCGCGACCTCGAGCGGGCCGCCATCAAGGCGGTGCTCACCCCGGGCGAGACTTACAGCGCGGGCTACCCCGGGCGGCAGGTAAAGTTCAAGACGGCGGGGAGCTTCCTGTGGTGCCTGCTGCCAAGCGGGCGGTGCCTGTGCTATCCTTACCCCAAGATTCTCGCTGACGACTACGGCGGTCAGTTGACGTACATGACGGTGCCCGGGCCGAGTGACAAGGGCAAGATCGTTCACGACCCGGCGAACAGCCCCAAGTGGGCACGCGTCCCGACCTACGGCGGGGCACTCATGGAGAATGTGATCCAGGCCTTATGCCGCGACCTGCTGGTCGACTCGATGTTGACGCTGCACGACAAGGGCGCCGCTGTGGTTTTGCACGTTCACGACGAGATCGTGATCGAAGTCTCGGCTGAGAAGGCCGA